CCAACGCTTTCTAATCCACTGGAAGATGAAGTTAATGCAGCTAAACAGGTTCTAGATAAGATTGTCGAAGATGATACATTGTTTGCGCTTCTTTATGAGCCTGACCGCACGGATGACTGGATGGAAGATGATATTATCCTTAAGCATGCAAATCCTTTGGCGCAGGAAATACAGGCAGTATGGGATACGCTCATCAAGAAGAGAACAAAAGCTATACTTGATCCAAGGAAAAGAGAGAACTTTCTCACTAAGCACTGTAATATCATTTACAAGGGCATTGGAACTGAAAGCTATGTTGATATAGCTGATGTTCAAAAGTGCTGTGTAGAGGCTATAGACTGGCGAGGAAAGGATGTATATGTTGGAGTCGATTTATCAATGACAAATGATAATACGTCAGTGTCTTTTGCTGCTATTGAAAATGGAGTGATTTATGCTAATTCGTTTGCATTTGTTCCGGCTGGTCGTATAGATGAAAAGTCGAAATCCGAGAGAATAGATTATTTTACTCTTACAGAAGATAAAACATCTCATGTTATGGCTTGCGGCGAGAATACTATAGATTATGGCTTTGTAGAAGAGTTTGTTTTCAATTTGGAGGACGTTTTTGGAGTGAATGTAGTGCAAATAGGATTTGACCGCTACAACGCTCTGTCAAGCGCTCAAAAGTGGGAGAACGGCAATGGAGGAATGCATAAAGGCTATGATGTTGTAGAAATTAAACAGCATTCAAGTGTTTTGCATCCTGCCACTAAGTTTTTAAGTGAAAAAATTGAAAATGGGCAGTTCAGATATGAGCCAAATAAGTTGCTAGAAATTAATTTTCAAAATGCTAGATGCACATACGATACAAATATGAACCGTTATGTTAACAAGAAGAAATCCAATGGAAAGGTGGACATGGTTGTTTCATTAATCAATGCTACTTATCTGATACAGCAGGATTTATTACAAAATGGAGATGGATTTGTATCAATGGTTATCTAATAGATTATTAAAAGAAAGGAGGTAGAAAATGGGTAAAATTAAAAATTTCTTTTTTCGTAATTCGGCGAATAAAGAAGATTCGAGCGTTTGGTTTGATGATCCAGTACTCAGTGCACTGTTCAGTGGCAAGGAATTAAATAGAAGCAACGTTACAAGCATTCCACAGGTTGCTAGTAATGTTGATAAGATTTGTTCCACGTTTGCGCTACTTCCTATCAAATTGTATAGAAGAACTGAAGAAGATGGTTATCCAAAGGTAGAAGAAGTGGATGATCTAAGAGTTAAAATGCTTAATGACGATACAAATGATACATTTGACGGCTATCAATTCAAAAGAGCGATGTGTGAAGATTATCTTTTAGACAAAGGCGGATATGCTTATATCGAAAAGCAAAGAAACTTTGTAAAAGGAATCTATCATGTAGAACCTATGAATATTGCCATCGCAAAGAATGCGGACCCGATTCACAAAAAGTATGAAGTATGGTGCTATGACAAGCATTATCAACCGTATGAATGGCTGAAGCTGCTAAGAAATACAAAAGATGGCATGCAAGGCCAGGGCGTTACCGATGAGGTGAATGAAGCACTTCAGACAGCTAGAGCGATGATGATATTCCAACTGCAGCTCATGAGAAAAGGCGGTAATAAGAAAGGTTTTATCCAGTCGGATAGAAATTTAGGTACTGACGAGCAAATTGCGCTTAAGAATGCCTGGCAAAGACTGTATTCATCCAATGACAGTGATAACACAGTTATCCTAAACAAAGGATTAACATTCAAGGAATCTTCAAATACTGCACTTGAATTACAGTTAGTTCAATCAATCAAGAACTTAAATAGTGAGATTGATGCTATCTTTCATATGTCAGACAACTATGATCAGTTTATCAAGGATGCAATCTTGCCTATCTGCAATGCTTTTAAGGCAGCACTAAATAGAGATTTGCTTTTGGAGAGAGAGAAAGATACATATTTCTTTGACTTTGACTTTAGCGAGATTTTAAAGGCTTCTCAAAAAGAACGATTTGAATCTTATAAGCTTGCTAAAGAAGCTGGGTGGATTACCAAAAATGAGATTAGATCTATGGAAAATCTAACGCGTATCGAAGGACTCGATACTGTCGATGTTGGATTAGGTTCAACACTATACAATGTCAATACAAAAGAATATTTTGTTCCTAATACCGGACAAACAAAAGGAACAGGCTCATCTTCTCCAACTATCGAAGAAGGAGGTGAGGAATAAGATGAAAGCCGATTTAATCGCATATGGTCCAATTATCAGCAACGAAACATGGTATAGCGACAAGGAACAGAAGAACGTAATCTTCCCAAATAAATTTAATGAAGCACTTGCTGAATTGAAAGAAGGGGATGAGTTAAATGTCTATGTTAATTCTCCAGGCGGAGACGTTTTCGCCGCTGTTGCGATTTCTAGCCAAATTAAGAGAGCAAGAAGCAAAGGCGTAAAAATTAATGCGTTCATTGATGGTGTAGCAGCTTCAGCCGCATCTTTTTTAGTAATGGCGTGCGACAGTGTCTCTGCTTATCAGTCATCAATGTTAATGATTCACAAGCCTATGTCTGTTGCCTTTGGAAATGCGCTAGAGATGCGTTCGACTGCTGAAACGCTAGATAACATTGAAGAATCTTCTATGCTTCCGCTTTATGAATCTAAAGCTAAGGCAGACATGGAAGACGTAAAGACTGCTATTGCCAATGAGACATGGCTAGGTGCCGATGCTATGAGTGAAATGTTTGATATCACTGTGATCAGTGACGTAGAGCCAAAAAGCACAGATGCGCAGGCGATGGCTAAAGCTATGCTTAAGGACTATTCAAATAGCTATAAGCATATGCCTGAAAACTTAATCGAAGATAGTACACCTATCGACAAACAAGGCGAACCGCCAAAGGAACCTGAACAGGCTCCGCAGGATGATTCGTCTTTTATTTACGCTTTGAGAAAAATCAAAAACGATATTGAAAACCTTAAGGAGAACTAAATTATGAATTTAAAAGCATTATTAGAAAAATTAAATGATAACGCTTCGAAGATGGAAGCTATTGTTAACTTAATTCAGGAAGGAAAAGCAACTGATGAAGATAGAGCTACATTCGATACTTTAGAAGCTGAATCAAAACAGTTAAGAGAAGATATAGCTAGAATCAAAAACGTATCTAACGCGGGCTTATCAGCACCACAGGAACCAACTTTATCTCCTGAAGATAAAGATGTTAAATTATTTGCTAATTATATAAGAGCTACAGTGATGGGTATGCCAATCGCTGAAGATGCAAACATCACAAAAGGCGATAATGGTGCAATTTTACCTAAAACAATCGCAAATAAAATCATTGATCGTGTAAAAGAAATCTCACCACTATTTAATGATGCAGAGAAATTCAACGTAAAAGGCACATTGGCTATCCCTTACGTTGATGCTGATGACGATGGAATTGAAATGGCATATGCTACTGAATTTACTGACTTAGAGGCAAAAGCTGTGAAATTATCTTCTATTGAATTACAGGGACATCTAGCAGGTGTATTAACAAAAATCTCTAAATCATTAATCAATAACTCTGATGTTAATATTGTTGCTTTTGTTGTTGAAAAAATGGCTTCAGCTGTTGCCAACTTCTTTGAACATGAAGTTCTAGTAGGCTCTTCTACTGTTACTGGTTTAGCAGGAGCAACAAATGTAGTAAACGCTTCTTCAGCTACTGCAATCACTGCTGATGAATTAATTGAATTACAGGCTGCAGTTAAATCACCTTATCAGACTGGTGCTTACTTCATTATGAATACCAAAACTTTAACAGCATTAAGAAAGTTAAAAAATGAAGATGGAGAATATTTATTAAACAAAGATTTAACAACTGAATTTGGTTATAGACTGTTAGGACATGAAGTTAAAGTTTCCGACAATGCGCCTGAAATTGCTACTAAAGCAAAAGCTATCTACTATGTAAACCCAGCACAAGCGTTAGCGGTGCAGATGGTAGAAAATTATCAGTTACAGGTTTTAAATGAAAAATTTGCTACTCAGCATGCAGTTGGATTAGTTGGCTGGACTGAATTTGATGCTAAAGTTCAGAATCAGCAAGCGGTAGCAGTATTAAAAATGGCTTAATCGAGGTGTTTTAAATGAAGGCGCTAGTATTGAAGGGATTCACATCTTATAAGCTTAGTGCTTATGCAGGTCAGACAGTGGAAGTAGATGAAGAAACTTTTAAGGATTTATCCACTGCGGGTTACATTAAGCCTGTCGCTGAAAAGAAAGCACCTGTAAAGAAAGCATCTAAGAAAAAATCTAAAGAATAGGAGGCCGCTCCTATGCAAATCAAAGATTTAACTAGC